GACTTCGTAGATGGCCGTGGTGTTATGAATGGTCAAATCGGTACTTTGTACGGTATTGATGTTTACGTTAGTTCTAACTGTCCTGTAATTGAAACTGCTGCTAACAACACAGCTTCAGCTATAGATACTAAAGCTGCTATCATTGGTCATAAAGATGCAATGGTACTTGCAGAGCAAATGGGCGTACGTTCACAAACTCAATACAAGCAAGAGTACTTAAGTAACTTGTTTACTTCTGACACTCTTTATGGTACAGAGGTTTTACGACCTGAGTCTGCACTTGTTGTAGCTGTTCCAGCTTAGTAAGTTCTAACGGTATGGGGGGCTTAATTGCCCCCTGTATTTATTCTTTTTAATCTACACACAAATACAGAATATTTAGGAGACTTGCTTTGAGTATATACAGAGGTTCAGGTGGTTCAGGAGATGCTACTTCTGATGCTACCATAAATGAAGTAACAGAGTTAGTACAAGATGCTAATGAGTATAAAAATGAAGCAGCTACTTCTGCATCTAACGCTGCAACAAGTGCTAGTAATGCTGCTACTTCTGAATCTAATGCTAGTACCTCAGAGACCAATGCAAGCTCTAGCGAAACAAATGCTGCCACCAGCGAAGCTAATGCAGCAACTTCAGAAACTAATGCAGCTACGTCTGCTACCAGTGCTTCTACTTCAGCGTCTAATGCGTCAACTTCTGCAACGGCAGCACAGACTGCACAGACAGCAGCAGAAACAGCACAAGCTAGTGCAGAGACAGCAGAGACTAATGCTAGTGCATCTGCCACATCAGCAAGCAATTCAGCAAGTACAGCAACTACACAAGCTGGTATAGCTACTACTAAAGCTAGTGAAGCCTCTGTATCAGCAACTAATGCAGCAACTAGTGAAACCAATGCAGCGAATAGTGCAGCTAGTGCATCAACTTCTGCTACAAACGCAGCTAATAGTGCATCAACTGCATCAACAGCAGCAACTAACGCTGCTACTTCTGAATCTAATGCTAGTACAAGTGAAACAAATGCAGCAGCTTCAGCAACGTCTGCAAGCTCCTCTGCCAGCTCCGCATCCTCTAGTGCTACTAGTGCAGCGGGTAGTGCAACAACTGCCACTACAAAGGCTTCTGAGGCTTCTACGAGTGCTTCTAATGCCAGCACATCGGAAACTAATGCAAGTAACTCTGCAAGCGCAGCTAGTACATCTGCTACTAATGCTAGTACATCAGAGAGTAACGCAGCTACATCAGCTACTAGCGCAGCTTCCTCTGCTAGTGCAGCAGCAACAAGTGCAACGGAGGCAGCAGCTAGTGCAGCCAGCATAGACGTTAGTGGCTTTGTAACAAAAAGTAACAACCTTTCTGACTTAGCCAATGCATCATCTGCCCTTACTAACTTAGGCATAGCTAATCACGATGACATTACTGTTGATGGCAGTGGTAACGTGGGTATTGGGACTAGTAGCCCCACTGAAAAACTTGATGTTAATGGTACTGTAAAAGCTACAGCATTTGAAGGTGATGGTTCAGCCCTTACTGGTGTCTCAGCAGGTGCTACAGGCGGCGGTGGCGACCAAGTATTTGTTGAAAACTCACAGACAGTGACAACAGACTATACAATCCCAACAGGTAAGAGTGCGTCAAGTGTGGGGTCAATTACAATAAATACAGGTGTTACAGTGACTATTTCTTCAGGTAGTGTGTGGGTGGTGTTATGAGTCAGTTAAACGTAGACAGCATTAAAGACAGAACAGGCGCTAACCAACCAGACATTGTAGGCGCTGCTAAAGCCTTTGTTAATTTCGATGGCACAGGAACTGTTACTATTCGCAATGGGTTTAATGTAAGCAGCATTACGGATAACGGTATAGGTAATTATAATGTTAATTTCACTGATGCTATGCCTGACGCAAGTTATTCAACAGTAGTAAGCCTGAATAACAGAGACTTGAGTTACATGCATTTTGCTACTTCAATGGCGGTAACATCAAGTTACGTAAAAATAACAACTGCACAAAGCAATCTCGTTTCCGGTGTAGATTATAATCATGTTTCAGTTGCCATCTTTCGCTAACCCCTAAACAAAACTAAAGGAAAAACAATGGACAAAAGAATTATTTACACAAACGACGAAGGTGGCGTAAGCGTTGTAGTGCCATCACCAGAATGGGCAGGTACTATGGAAGAGCTACGCGACAAAGTAGTGCCAGAAGCTAACAAGGTATCTGCTGAGATTGTTGATGTCAGCGAAGTACCTTCAGACCGTACATTCCGCAACGCATGGGTTCAGGAGTAATTGACATGATTAAAGTAGACATAAACAAAGCCAAAGACATTACACACGAGAAACGTCGTTCTAAACGCTCTGAAGAGTTCGCGCCATTAGATGTGCAGGCAACTATCCCAGCCAAAGCAGTAGAAGCTGAAGCAGCTCGTCAAGCTATTCGTGACAAGTATGACGCTATGCAAGTTGAGATTGATGGTGCAACATCTGCTGACAAGCTGAAAGAAGTGATTGAACGCGAGGCATTGTAATGGCTGGCTCTTTAAAGTTTGACACTTGGTTGAACGATGACAGCACAGAGAATTATAAGTGCCGTGCTTGGGTGAATTTCAACGGCACAGGTACAGTGGCTATTCGTGAGTCTGGTAATGTTAGCAGTATTACAGATGGGGGAACTGGTAAATACACTGTTAATTTTACTAATGCGATGCCTGATAGCAATTACTCGCTTGTTGGAACAACACAGTATGATCAAAGCAACTCTACAGCAACCGCTTATTTAATGGGCATTCAGATAGCGAACACGACAAATCCATTGCAGCCCACTAGCGCGCTAATATGGGGCAGATATGGTGTAAGCACAGTGTTATATGATCAGACGACTTGCTGCGTAGCCATCTTCCGCTAAACCACAAAGGAGCTAATTAAATGTCACAATTAAACATAAGCACCTTAGCCAACTTAGCAGGCAGTGAGACTACGCCGATAGCTGACGTAGTAAATGGCAGCGCAAGAGCTTGGGTAAATTTTAATGGAACAGGCACTGTAGCAATACGGGCTAGTTATAATGTAAGTAGTATCACTGATAATGGTGCAGGAGATTATACAGTTAATTTTGCTACTGATATGCCTGATGTAAATTATTGTGTAACTTCACATGGTGGTGGTGCTTCTAGTGGTATTGCTGTTATAGTGACGGATACTGCTAATATTACATTTTCAGTAGGCAGTTTTGTTGTAAGGTCAATTGACTATCTTTCTTTTGCTGATTTAGGCTTGGTTTGCGTTGCAGTATTTAGATAATAAAGGAAAAATAAAATGAGAATAATATATGAAACAAGTGATGGTGGAGTGGCAGTTATTGTTCCTGCACCTGAGTATTTATTAACTCACACTATGTTGCAAACCTCTATGGATAATGCAACTAGTGCAGAAGAATTAAAAACATTACTTCCGGAGTAGTCATTACATGGACTTCCAAGATTTATTTAACGCAACCTTTGCCCTCATATCTATTTTTGTTGGCTGGTATCTAAGAGCAGTATGGGATGCTATTAGCAGATTACGTTTAGACATTCAGCAGATAGAGAGAAACATACCTAACGTATATCTTAGACGTGATGATTTTCAAATAGCTCTAGCTGACATTAAAGATACTCTTAACCGAATAGAAGATAAACTAGACAGTAAGGCAGACAAATGATACAGCTAATAACTCTTGTTGGTGAGTTAGCCACTACATGGATGCAAGGTAAAGCAGAAGAAGCTAAGGTCAAGCAGGAAGTAAAGATTAAAGCTATGCAGTCCGAAGAGAATTGGGAAAAAATGATGGCTGAAGGTAGTAAGACATCATGGAAAGATGAATGGTTTGTCATTGTGCTTTCTATACCAATGATTGGTGCGTTCATCCCTAGCTTAGTACCCTACATTCAAGAGGGTTTCGCAGTTTTAAACTCAATGCCAGAATACTACAAAGGTTTTCTAGCAGCAGCTATAGCAGCTTCCTTTGGAATCAAGGGCTTAGCTAACTGGAAGAAATAAAGTTAAATAAAGACTTGACAAATCATTCAAAATATGATACAATAAATAAAAATTTATTTTAGGAAGTAAATAATAACTATGACTTATTTAGAAACAGTAAATAAAATCCTAAAGAGATTAAGAGAGAGGACAGTTACGTCTGTAGAAGAGACCTCTTACTCTGCTCTTATCGGTGTATTCGTTAATGACGCTAAACAAGTTGTGGAGGAAGCATGGAAATGGTCTGCTTTACGTACTACACTAACGGCAACTACTACGTCTGGTATTTTTAGCTATGAGTTAAATGGTACTAAGAATAACTTTGATGTGTTAGATGTAGTTAATGATACTGATGATTTCTTTCTTCAATACAAAGATGCTCACAGTTTTAATGGTTTGTTCTTAAACTCTGACCCAGCTACAGGTTCTCCCTACTATTACAGCTTTAACGGTATTAGTTCTGATGGAGATACTCAAGTAGATTTATACCCTATCCCTGATGATACTTATACATTACGGTTTAACATAGTACAACGTCAACCTGACTTAGAAGCAGAAGCAGATACTATTCAAGTACCAGCTAAAGCTGTAGAGTTATTAGCATATGCTATGGCTATTGAGGAACGTGGTGAAGATGGTGGCGTTAATCCTGTTACTGCTTATGCTATAGCAGAACGTGCTTTATCAGATGCTATCACATTGGACTGTGGTAAGCACCCCGAAGAAATTATATGGGTGGCTCACTAATGCGGGCTAAGAGCATACTAACAGAAAACTTAACTACTGCTGCTCTTACTGATAGTACAGCTTTACTATACACTGTACCGCCTAATACTAGAGCCAAATGGATACTAGCTTTTGTGTCTAATGGTTCTGGTTCTACTGTGGGTAACATACACTTAGAAATATCTAATGGCGTTGATATAGTTGTACTAGGTGCTAAGTCTTTAGGTTCAGGTGATTATATTGAACTAGAGATGAATGGTGGCTATGTAATGTTAGAGTCTGGTTATGAGCTTAGGGGTAATGCTGGTTCTACTGGTGTTAGTTGTATTTTAACTGTGGAAGAAA